TTACCACCATCTGACCAAATGTTACAGAGAATTAAACAACAAAAGAAAATGATGGAACAACGACAGGCTCAACAAAATGGTAATTTGGAAGTTAGGATATCTATAATGGAACAAAAGTTGGATAGGTTGTTGAATCATTTGGGTGTTAAAACCAATGATATAAAACCACCTGTTCAAAAACCACCGGTGATAAATAATCCACCGAGAAAAGTTCCCGCTCCACCAGCGAGTAAGAAACCTGCGAAAAAGAAAAGAGCTAAAGGTGGAAAGTAGTGTTAAGACCAAAACCAACGGTTGATAGAAAAGCTACTGATGAAGAATTAAAATGTATTGAAGAAACAGAAGAGATGTTGAGGGAAGAAAAAAAACTTCCTCCAGCATCTCAGATGATTCGAAATATAGCAACAGACCATTGGAAGTCTTTAAAATCTTGGATAAAGGGTTCTCAAGTAATAGCTCCACAAGAAATCGCTCAAAGAAGGTGGGATATTTGTAAAGGATGTGATAAATTACTTTATGATGAAACCAATCCAGATACAAATAAAAAAGATGGAAGATGTACAGAGTGTGGTTGTTTTATGAATGTTAAAGTGCATTATGCTGTGGCTGAGTGTCCGATAGGGAATTGGCCAGCTTCTTGTAAATGTAATCAAAATAAAGAGGGATGTGAAGATGAGTAATAATCACATGATAGAAAGTATTTATTTTCGAAGACATCTTAAAAAAATTGTTGCGATGGTTGATGACGCAGGGAGTGATGAAAATCTTGGTAAAATGGTACGAGAATACATTGAGCAAGAATTTCCAGATTAATTAAAAAAAAATGCTTGTTTTATATGTCTAAAAAGATATATATTATAGGAAATGGTTATATGGTTTTATTTAAACCATAAATAATAAATACTAAACACTAAAACATAAGGAGAATATCGATGGATATTTCACAAATAAAAAGTCGGCTAAACCAGCTGCAAAATCAAACTTCAACCAAAGATAATTTTTGGAAACCAGAACCTGGTAAAACTCAAATAAGAATAGTACCTTATAAACATAATAAGGATAATCCTTTTATTGAGTTGTATTTCCATTATGGGTTAGGTAAGAATAAAACTTATCTATCTCCGGTTTCTTTTGGTCGACCAGATCCAGTAAATGAATTTGCTGATAAACTTAAATCAACAGGTGATAAAGATGAATGGATTCAAGGTAAAAGACTTGAACCTAAAATGAGAACTTTTGCTCCAGTGGTTGTTCGTGGTAAAGAATCTGAAGGTGTTAAGTTTTGGGGATTTGGTAAAACAGTATATCAAGAATTATTAAGCATTATTGCAGATCCTGATTATGGTGATATTACAGATGCTATTAATGGTAGAGATGTATCTGTTGAAAGAATCACACCTGCAGAAGCTGGTAATCAATATGGTAAAACCACTATTAGGGTTAAACCTAATCAAACTCCAATCACTGAAGATAAAGATTTACTTCAAAACCTTTTTGACAATCAATCAAACTTAACGGAGTTATACACTGAACCAAGTTATGATGATTTAAAAGAAGCTTTAGATAATTTCTTTAATCCATCAGAGGAAAGTGACACCAATACATCCACGACATCTAATAATGTTTCAGCAACCACAACTCCAACTTCAAATGTTGGTGGTACTGCAAACAAATCAACATCTAATGTTGAAGATGCGTTTGATGAATTGTTCAATAGTTAAATAAAAAATGATGTGTGGTTGTTGAAGACGGGAATAAAACCGCCCGCCCATTCATTCGAGAATGGTGTTAAAGTGTAACCGGATATAACCACACTTATCATAAGGAGAAATCAATGTCTAAAAAAGATGAATTGGCTGGTATAATTGCCGATGAATTAAACAAACAATTCAAACATCAACAAGTTGCTTACTTTCTTGACGATGGTACGAATCCAACTGATGTTACGGATTTCATTTCAACTGGCTCAACCATGTTGGATTTAGCGATTTCCAATAGACCAAATGGTGGTGTTGCTGTAGGTAAGATTACTGAATTAAATGGTTTAGAGGGTAGTGGTAAATCTCTAATTGGTTCTCATTTATTAGCATCCACACAAAAGAAAGATGGTGTGGCTGTTTACATAGATACAGAATCAGCAGTATCTCAAGAGTTCTTAAGAGCTATTGGTGTGGATACGAGTAAAATGGTATATGTTCATTTGGAAACGGTTGAAGAAATATTTGATACTATTGAAACGATTGTTACTAAAATCAGAGAATCAAATAAAGATAAGTTGGTAACTATTCTTGTAGATTCATTAGCTGCTGCATCTACGAAAGTAGAGATGGATGCTGACTTTGATAAAGATGGTTGGGCAACAGCCAAAGCAATCATCATATCAAAAGCTATGAGAAAAGTAAC